GCTGAATGTTTCACTTGTTTCTGCAAATACCAATCCACCCTCAACCGACCATGATGACATCATGTTGTTAAGTAATTTAAACCCATCTTGGGCTTCTTCTGAAGTTAATGTTTGACCACGCCCAAGGATACCAATCTTACGGGCTGTGCTGTTTACTATATCCCGTGCGGTTGTCATTTATCTAGCTTTCTTTTTGGGTTTCTTTTCGTCAGCGACTTTCCATCCATCGGCTTCAAGTGCTTTTTTAAACTTTTCGTGAGTTACCTTAACGGCATCACCTTTTACAAACTTAATATTCATTTTATCCTCCATTAAAAAGTGGGGCGGCCATTATAGCCACCCCTTTGATTTATGCGCTTACGCGACAAGCCCACTCAGGACGTACAGCAGATAATCCACCTAAGAAGTCAAGGCGGGTAACCATACGGCGTTTTAAGATATCAAAATCACGAATGACCGCAACTGTAATACCGTCCACAGTTTCCTGTGCAGCAACTTCAGCATTTTTCGGCATAATCAACGGTACGGAAACCATTTTAAATGCGTTTTTATGATACTGTAAGTTTTGAGCGTAACCAGTAGAAGCACCACCAACAAAAGTGACCGTTGCATCGTTAGCAGGCAACGCACTTACGTTTTGCAATCCACCAGAACCAGCATAGATTGATGGACTAATCGATAAGTCAGCATCGCTCGTCCCACTAGCCGTCACATCAGCAGTTACAACAAACTGTTGCAATGTAGACGTTACTTGCTTGGTAATTGGGTGAACCATAAATACACCATTAATGGTGAAGATTTGGCCTTTGGTTACTGTTCCTGTTCCAGTTGTAATACCATCAACATGAACAACAGAAGCCCCCTCTGATACAGAGTCATCAACCGCTACACCAGTAACGTCATTACCGTTTGTGTGTACGTTAATAAGCTCATTTTCATACCAGTCAAAGCCATCCGCACGACCAACCATACCTTGTAAGTATTGCTTCTTAATCTCATCAGAAGATTGAAACAATCCACTACGAGCCACTACAGCCTGCGCACCAGACTCACTGTTAAGCAAGAACGAACGGTCAGCATTAGGGGCTAGGTTTTGGTTAAGCTTAGTACGACCCGCTAACACATCAGCAATAGTGAATGTATTAGAGCCCGGTGTGCCTACGCTATTAAAAGTAGCATCAGTAGCTTTCTCCAAAAAGCGTTGCTCTACGTTTTGAGCAATGGATTCAGCAGCAGGCATAACAAAGCGTTTAATGACGTTTTTCAATTCAACTTCGGTTGCAAATTCAAATGAATCAATTTCCATACCAACGGTTGAAATAGTATCTAACGTCAACGGTGCTTTACCCTCAACACTATCCTGAATGGAGGAGGTAATGTCGAATGTGGTTTGCGGTACATAACGCGCGGGCTTAGACGTATAAATCGTATCCCCGTCTTTATAACCATTTTTACCGTCAAAGTCAGACTTGTCCGCTTTGTCAATAGTACTACAAAAAACAAGATTGTCTTTCAATGTTTGTGCGGCGGCTTTTGCGATAATCCCCGGCGCGTCTTTAATGTTATTAAATGTATTAGCCATTTAATTAGTCCTTTCGGTTGAGTTATGAATTAACCCAAGCCAAAACATCCTTTCCGTCGCGTTGATGAAGCGGTTTAACCGCCTTACCAGCACCCTTAGTGGATTTAATGGGCTTAGGCAATGGGTCTTCGTCAACAGGGTTACTTTGTAAGGACTGCTCAATACTATACAACTTGCGAGCGGCTTGTGCGGGCGATAATTCCATCAAGTCATCCAATAAATCAGGGTTATTCCCAATTTCATAAATAATCTCGGCGGTCATATCAGAATCTAGGGTATCATCCTGAATGCGCTTTAATGTGGCGTTATTACTTCCATATCGGAATTGAACGTCTTTTAATGCGTCTTCAGCGATCTTTTCCTTTTCATCATAATCAGGGTTTTCAGAGCGGAACGTTTCAACCTTTTTAATAAAGGCATCTTGTTGCAACTTTGCTTGCTTGGCTTGCGCCTGTTGCAATTGTTGTTGCTTTTGTTCTTCCATCCGTTGCTTAAGCTTCTGTTCAGCTTTATGTTCTACAACGGCCTCCTGATAGTCTTCCCACGTTTCAAAATCACTTTCTTGCGGGGATTGTTCTTCCTTTGGCTTATATTGTGCCAATTGTTGAACTTCAGCCTGCAATTTAGCAATTTGTTCAGCTTGCGCGTGTTTAGCAGCAGTTTGACGGTCAATCCGTTTTTGCATTGCCTGTTTTATTTTATCGGCTTTGCTTAACGGTTTATCGTCTTCGCCTTTCGACTCACCCTGTTCGGTATCGTCTTTCTCGGTTTCTTTATCGTCCTCTTCCGGTTTGGACTGCGATTCATCAACTTCTGGTGTTTCCACTACTTCAGCTGATTCTTCTTGCAATGATTGTTCTTCGCTCATTGTACGTTTTCCTCTTTTTCGATTACAGGTGATTGAGGCTCACCAGATACCTGTTCTTCCCTAGTTAGGAATACATCAACAGCACCAGACACATCTTCCATGTCGGCCTGTAAATTACTTAAAGTGTCAATTATAGATGACATAGCATCGGCATTGTTTTCTTTGGTTTCCGATTCCATTTTTTGTATTTCAGCCATCGTCTTTAATGCTTCAATCTCAATTTTCTTGCGGTCATTTTCTAACTTACCTAATTCAATATTGTTTTTAAATTTGGTGTCATCCTGCTTGGCCTGCAATGCCAATTCTGTTTCACTTATCTTTTGCTGTAATTGTTGTAATGCTTCAGTCATTTTCTGCATACGTTGTGCTTCTAAGTCATCACCCAATAAAGCCGGATCCATTATTGAACGAATACGCTTTGCAATCTCTTGAGCATTTGGAACATCCAGTGACTTCATTAATAAATCACCCGCTACTTCTAAAATTTGTGGATTAACACGCGCAATTTCTAAAATAGCATTAGCTGACTCTTGACGCTTGGTCGCATAACTAGCACCAACCTCAACAATAACATCATACTTACCCGCCTGAAGGTCAAACATCTTTTCTACAGGCTGTCCCTTTGCAGGAGCATAACCATCATCAGTCTTTACAACACCCTGATTAACGGGAATCATCTTTTCAATATCATCCTCTCCTAAAATACGGATAATACGCTCACCAGTATAAATAAGCGGAATTAACCCAACTAAAATACGGCCTACCTGCTTCATTGCTGTGGATAGGTTGTCGATAAAATGAAAGTTTGAATTATCACCTTGTACTTGACGGGCAATAATAGCTTTACCGCTTATGTCTGGGCTTTGGTTGCCTAATGATGCATCATATATGCCCAAAGTGGCTTTAATGCCATCAGCGGCTCGCATTTGCTCCTGCATCATAGCCTGAGAACCCTGTGGGGGCATTTGTCGCTGTGGTGGTTGTGTGGGCATCCCGTTTTTATCGTGAACTAAGTCATACTCAAGAAAGGCGGGATTTTCTACGTTCGCGCCTGCCCATTGCTTAGCTTTTGATTTAAACGTACCCTTTGCAGCAATCCATGGGGCTTTAGGCTGTAGTGCTATAATCTCGGTTGATGCGCTAATCCAATAATTAAACATGCGTTGGGGGTCTTTAGCTTGTCGAACCATTGAATGGAATTGACGCTTTCCATCTTTAAATACTTCTTCACCATAAACTGGCACAATAGGGATATACTCGCCGGGGAATTTACCCTCTTCTAAAATAGTATCCTTGGTCATCTTGGCATATTTAATCGTGCATATATCTACGTCACGCTCTTCTATGACAAAATCATCGTCAACCTCACCTTTATAAAACACGCCGTCACTTGTACGCACAAGGGTTTTGGTTTCATAATCTTTGTAAAAATATTCAGTTACTTTGACGGTCTTATCAGTCGACCAGTGATCCGTTCCATCTAATGGGGTAATGTCGGCATCGGGATAGGTTTCCCCAAAATCTTCCTTATTCATCTCATCATGAACAAAGGCATATTGCATGTCACTGCCATCAAGGCGTGTGGTGTTGGGGTCAATTAATACGCTAAACGGATTAATCACACGTTCTAATCTAATCTCTTGGTCAAATGTATCATATCCCGCGTAATCAGTTACAATACGAACCCACCCAAAACCCGATATAATAGCATTCTTTGATGCAGTATCGTAAATGGTGTCAGCATCACTAATGTTTTGAATGTTGCGGATTAATCCACCCAACACTTCAGCGGTGTCAATGTCCGCTTTACTGTCTACTGGCTTAGGGATAATGCTTGGGGATGATTGTCTAATCTGGTTAGATATCTGGTGAACAAACGCAAGTAAACGGTTTTCAGTTAAACATGGGCGGCCTTTGCGTGACTTCTTAACATCATCAGGCCATTGTTCACCATAGGTAAAATCAATGTCTTCCTTGCCCTCGTCAAAATTATCTGACCAATAAGAAGATGAATCATCATAACGATTCATTGCAAGTTTAATCAATGACGTTTCTTTATCTTCTTTCATGACAGCCCTTTTGAAAATTAATTTAATATATCATGCCTATTTTTTAAGCACAATGATAAATTATTAATAGGTTAATTTGTGCCTAATATTTAAGCACGTTATCCCATCCAAGCATCAGCAGAATAATAAACATCAACATCTGGTGTAGCTTCTGGCTCTTCATAGTCGTCTTTTTGAATAAATGGATTAAGGGCATAACGTAAGGAATCTATCGCATTATTCCACTTATCTTCCATTTTGCGGGTTATCTCACCACCCTTATCAACTTTGTAACTATGCAAGCGCAATTCCTTTTGAATTAACTTACAGCGGGGGTGTATTACCAACGTATAGCCTAACAAAAAGCTAATCCCATCCTCGATACTACCTGACCATTTGGGGCATCCAATGATATTAAAACCCTGCCGTGATAAAAAGCTAATGGTTTCAGGTCTGGCACAATCCGCCCTAATGGTAAAATCCATGTGTTCCGGTATAACGTCAATCAATGTGTGTAGGTC